TGATTGAACAAATCCACGCAGAACTAAAACAAGAACTTCTCAGAGTCAACATTACTATTGAAACTGATGAAGATGATTTGATTGGTCATTACGCTCTAATTGATGGTCGAACAGTTTGGCAAGACGGGCCAGTTACTATAGCAATGGAACGTGGTGCTACTCTTCTTCTGGATGAAGTCGATTTAGCATCAAACAAAATTATGTGTCTTCAACCTGTTCTGGAAGGCAATCCACTTCTTATCAAAAAAGAAGGTCGAGTGATTCGCCCCAAAGCTGGTTTCACAGTTATGGCAACTGCTAACACTAAAGGTAAAGGTTCAGAAGATGGTCGATTTATCGGAACCAACATTCTCAACGAAGCATTTCTTGAGAGATTTCCAATCACGTTAGAACAAGAATATCCTACCATAGCAACCGAGAAAAACATCATAAACAAGTTGATGGAATCTCTTGGATGTCCCGATGAAGAATATGCTAAGAAATTGGTTGATTGGGCAGACTTGATTCGTAAAACCTTCTATGATGGTGGAGTTGATGAAATTATTTCTACCCGCCGGTTGGTTCATATTGTAAATGCTTTTTCAATCTTCAAAAATAGAATGAAATCAATCTCAATGTGTGTTGCTCGTTTCGATGACCAAACTAAAGACACCTTCATGGATTTGTATTCCAAGTTGGATGAAACTGTTACTCTGGAAGAATCTGAATCTGAAGAAGCTCACAGACTTTTGGATGAAGAATCAACTGAAGAAGTCGAAGATTATTCGTAATATATAACATAGGGTGTTGGTCAATCGATCAACATCCTATTATCATATCTAGTGAATTATAATGGAGAATAATGGAAGTTAAATTACCTGTCGAGGAATTGCGAGAAAATAAAATAATGGTTTGTACGCCGATGTATGGTGGAATGTGTTCTGGAATGTATTCTAAAGCATGTGCTGACCTTGCTACGGTAGCAACAAAGTATGGAATGGATTTGAAGTTCTTCTATCTTTTCAACGAGTCATTGATTCCACGAGCAAGAAACTATTTGGTTGATGAGTTTATGAGAAGTCATTATACTCATTTGATGTTTATCGATGCTGACATACACTTTGACCCGAATGACGTATTGACACTAGCTGCTCTTGATAAAGATATTATCGGCGGACCTTATCCTAAAAAATGTATTGCTTGGGAAAAAGTTCGGAACGCTGTTGATTCTGGATTAGCAGATGAAGACCCAAATGTACTGGAAAAATATACAGGAGATTATGTTTTCAATCCAGTAGAAAACACACACAAGATACAAATATCTGAACCTGTTGATACATTAGAAATCGGAACAGGGTTCATGATGATTAAGAAACAAGTATTCTTGGATTTCAAAGACGCGTTTCCACAATTTAGTTACAAACCAGATCACAATCGCTCTGAACATTTCAAGGGTGATAGAAATATTCATGCTTACTTTGATACTGTAATTGATTCAGAAGCATATCTTGGTAGTGTGTCAGGTGGCAGTGACCGATATCTTTCAGAAGATTATTTCTTTTGTCAATTTGCTAGAAAAATGGGATATCAAATATTTCTTTGTCCGTGGATGGAGTTAGGACATATGGGTTCATACGTCTTTACTGGTTCAATGGCAAGTCTCGCAAATCTAGAATTTGCATCACATGGAGCAGACCCCGCAAAAGTGAGTAATCATGGAAAACGAAGAAAAAAAACAAATTCAAAGAAGAAACGAAAATGAAATTGATTATGTTTTCGATGAGGGTAAGTATTTAAGTGAAATTTGGGATTCAATTGATAAAACCTATACTTCACATTACGCTCAAAACAAAATACAATCAACAGAATTTATTGCTGATTCGGGACACGGAGAAGGGTTCTGTATCGGAAATATAATTAAGTACGCTCAACGTTATGGTAAGAAGGGTGGATTTAATAGAAACGACTTGACAAAAGTCGCACATTATGTTATTATTATGTTATACTTACATGATAATTATTACAACCGTGAATCTCAAGGAGAACACAATGAAGTTAAGTGAAAGCACAGTATCGTTCCTAAAGAACTATGCTAACATCAATCAAAGTTTAGAATTTCGTGAGGGTAGCACTCTCAGAACTGTATCCCCTCTAAACACAATTCTAGCCTCTGTTGAAATCGGAGAAGATTTTCCTAAGACGTTTCCGATTTACGAATTGAATCGTTTTCTTGGAACTCTTTCTTTATTCAAAGACCCCGAACTAGTTTTTTCGGAAAGTAGTGTATCCATAAAAGATGGTAGTCATGAATCGACATATCATTATTGTGGTAGTAGTTCAATGTTTCAGACTCCACCTGAGAAAGAAATTGACTTTCCAGATGCGGAAGTTTCTTTTGAGTTGTCTGAAGAAATTTTTAAAAAGACTATCAATGCTGCTAACACTCTTGGTCTACCAGAAGTTGTTGTTCAAGGCGATGGAAAAGAAATTTATATTCTTGTATCTGATACTGCAAACGTGACATCAGATTCATTTTCAACTGTTGTTGGTTCTACTGATAAGACTTTCCGTATGATATTCAAACTGGAAAATCTCAGTAAAATAATGGAAGGCACTTATGATGTTCGCCTTTCTTCTAAACGAATATCCCACTTTAAACGTCAATCCGATACTCTAAACTACTGGATTGCTCTTGAAGCAAACTCATCCTATGATGAGTAATTTGAATTTAATTTATATTATGAAAGTAAAATATTATGGCAAAAGATTCTCTATTGTGGGTCGAAAAATACCGGCCTCCTACAATCTCAGAATGTATTCTATCGGATAGTATCAAGGGAACACTATCTGATTTGACTAAAGACGGAAAAGTTCCTAATTTATTATTATCTGGTTCTGCGGGAGTTGGTAAGACAACTGTTGCCAGAGCGTTATGTGAAGAAACCAACTCCGATTATATAATCATCAATGGTTCTGATGAGGGTAGAATGATTGATACCCTTAGAACTAAAATGACACAATTTTGTTCTACCATATCTTTATCTGGTAGTTCAAGAAAAGTTGTTATCATCGATGAAGCAGACTACTCAAATCCCGATTCTGTTCAACCAGCAATGAGAGGATTCATTGAAAGGTTTGCTGATAATTGTTCCTTCATCTTCACTTGTAATTACAAAAATCGTATTATTGAACCGATACATTCCCGATGTGCGGTTGTTGATTTTGTTCTTGGTAAAGATGAAAAACCAGAGATAGCATCTAAGTTCATGGAAAGATGCGAACATATTCTCAACTCTGAGAATGTGGTTTATGACAAAAGAGTTATAGCAGAACTTATCAACAAACACTTTCCTGACTTTCGTAGAGTAATCAACGAACTTCAAAGATATTCATCCTCTGGAAATATTGATTCTGGTATTCTGGCAAATATTGGTGAATTGAATTTAGATCAATTGATTTCATCTTTGAGAGAAAAGAATTTCCAGAACATGAGAAAATGGGTTGCTACTAATGTTGACAATGACCCTGCTACTGTCTATCGTAAAATCTATGATAAACTATATGAAGTATTAGAAAAATCATCCATACCACAAGCAGTATTGATTATTGCTAGTTACCAGTACAAATCCGCTTTCGTAGCAGACCAAGAGATTAACTTGGTTGCTTGTCTGATAGAATTGATGGCGGAATGTGAGTTTGTATGAGCCCATTTGACTTCATAAATCAAATCAATCATGGTAAGAAAAACTTGATTGATGAAACACCAAATGTGGAAAAGGAGTATACCTCTTTTATCATAAATCGTGGTTTGAGTTTTAATCACGATACGGCTCTGTATGCTAATGAAATGAATGTTCAGAACCACCTAGATCCAAAACTTCAATTTGACTTTTTACTAAATACTATTAGACCCAAAAAGAGATGGAGTAAATGGATTAAACGCGAAAATAATGATATTCTTGAAATAATCAAGAAATATTATAATTGCAGTTATACAAAAGCAAGAGATTATTCTACGTTGCTTGACGACTCGCAATTAGACATTATTCGACAAAATATTGAATTAGGTGGTTTGAAAGGAACAAAATGAGTGAAAATATCATCCAATCGATGATTGAAGTTACATTAAAAGAACCCGATGATTTTCTCAAAGTAAGAGAAACCCTCACAAGAATCGGCATTGCATCACGCAAAGAAAAAACATTATTTCAATCTTGTCATATTCTCCACAAGCAAGGAAAATATTACATAGTACATTTTAAAGAACTTTTTGCTCTAGACGGAAAGACATCCAATTTTTCAGAGAACGATGAAGCCCGTAGAAATACGATAGCTAATTTACTTTCTGAATGGGAATTAATTTCTCTAGTGAAAGCAGAAAAATCAGCAGAACCTACAGTTCCATTGAGTCAATTAAAGATTCTTTCTTTCAAAGAGAAGGAAGAATGGGAGTTGACACCAAAATATAATATAGGAAATAAGAAGGAAGCTGATGTCGAGAATGACGAGTGATTTACATTTTTACAAAACAAATCCAGCAGTAAAAAAGCCTATTCGTGCTACAGAAGGTTCTGCTTGTTTTGACTTATGTTCATTTTTACCTGAGAGTTCAGAAGTAAATATATATATGAATTCTAATGAACAGTTGGACAAGAGAAACAGAAAAGTAGTAGATGGAAAAATTCAAATTAATCCTCGCGAAAGAGCATTAATTCCTACAGGATTAATTTTTGATATTCCAAAAGGATGTTCAATTCGTTTATATCCACGGTCAAGTCTTACTCTCAAACAAGGATTGACACTTGCAAACAATGTGGGCATTATAGATTCTGATTATGTTGAACCTGTTTTTATGATGGTTCACAACATAAGTGGATACCAACAATTTGTATTCGATGGAATTCGTATATGTCAAGCTGAACTTGTTAATGAACTATCGTATATGATATTTCAAACTGATGTTCGTCCAGAACAAAAAACCGATAGAGGTGGAGGATTTGGTTCAACCGGAAAGGAATAGTTTTGGCTTACATTCTAAACAAATGGACAGTTGCTACAGTTCAAGTTGTCTATTACATACCAGATTATTTACATATAGTGAACGAATTCATGTGGCAGACAGAAGACCAGTTGCCCGAATTTCCTCGCATTGCCAAATTTCTAGACTATTGGGATAAGAATATTGACGGCCCGATTAAAGAAGTTTTCATCTATGATCAAGGTGAAAGCGAAGTCAGAATGGTAGACCGCAGATTCAAAATGAATTAAAATGAAAATATATTATGTCTGATGAAGATGTCACTCAAGTAGAATACAAAGAAGAAAAACAGATGGGCAAGGCCGCCAGCCTTGCTATGGAACTCTCAAAAGAAAAGAAACGACTACAACAAGAGCTCGAGGAAATGCAGGCTCAGTTTGAAGAAGTTTCTCCCAGCACACCTTCAG